AGTAAGCATCTTTACGATTGCCAAGTTTAGCAAAAAAGATTTTGTCTTTACGTTTCAAAAAAGAATCGTATGTGACATTGACTTTCTTGTTATACTTGAACCAGTCGTAGCTGTCTAACGTAAAATGATTTTTAATTCCTAAGTAAATCTTGTATGCGTCTATAGCATCCATCTTCATCAGTCTTCGACCTCAATAGGTAATCTAGCTTTCGGTGCAATCATTTTTAATTTCATTGCTTCACCTTCAATAGAAGATTTCATGCGTGGTGTAATTAAAGATGCCGCAGTCTCAACTTCAATATTTTTGATAGTGCAGTATTCAATGATAGCATCAATCATTGTAATTGGAAATCTATCACGTTGAATTTGTTTGATCTCCGCCTCAAATTCTTTCTGAGTCAGAATTTTAAGATTCATAGAATCGTACCGATGTAATTCTACCGTTTTTGTAGTAGCCAAATTGTGTTTGCACCTTTGCTGGTTTTGCTGTACGAAAATTTGAATTATTTATCTCACTCTCGGATGCATAGTAGTAAGCTGGATATCCATTCTTACGCTGATACGATCTCATCTTAACTTCAGTCTTCATAATATTCATTGCAAAATTTCCTCTGTTATAATCTATAAAAAATATGGCCTTCAATTTGTGCAATTCTATGCACTTTGTTAATCCACGCAGGTTTAACATCAATTGCATGGAAGTGTGTAGCACCTTCTAAGAGTTTAATTATATCACTACCTATTGCTTTTGTCAACAGAAGTTTCGCAACTTCATATGATTCTTTCCAACGAATGTTGTTGGTAGGTGGTGTATTTGCTTGTTTAGTATTGTACCAAGAAAACTGGTATGGCTCCGTGACAACATCACGAATGTTTTTTGGATAGCGTTTATCCTTTAGTCTGTTTAGTGTCACTACGCCCACAGCAATCTTGCCAATAAGTGGTTGATTGCCAGCTTCGTGATAGATGTTCATTGCCATCCAATACAAGTCTGCTTTACTTGAATCTTTTGGTGCGGTTGATGCTTCTGATAATTCTCTGAGTGTTGGTAATGTCGCTGATGCGTGTGACAGAGATGTGATTGACAATAGTACTAAAAATATTACGGCGAGTAATGCTCTCATATTTTTCCTTTCTTTTTTGAACGGAGGGATACATTGTACCCCTCCTGCAAACTAATTATGCGTTATCGATAAACGCTTTTAATTCTTTTGCTTTCTTCAGTATGTCTTCTGAAGTTGGAAACTCAGGATTTTCTGGTCTGTTTGGTACAGTAACGCCAGTGTCTCTTGCGATACTTGATTCAACCTCCCATTTTTCTCTGATCCAATTTTGCTTTGCGTAATAGTCTTCCATTACGATACCTTTCGCCATATCAAGAATTTCAAGGCGAATTTCGAACGGTGTTTTACTCATATTTCCTCCTGTGTGTGATGAGTTGTGTAAGATACCCAAAAAAATGTTTAGTGGGTTATCTATTTATAATTATACTATCTTTTTCTGAAATAGTCAATAGCACCTACGTAATCAGAACATATGCCGTATATTGGCAGATTGAATGCGTATTCTAAGCTAATTCCTTGATTTTCTGGCATAACACAAACACTCTTTGCCATTAGAGGTTGATTTGGATACGCCCATACTACGCCATAACTAGTTAATGTGTACGAATCTTCTTCGTGCCAAAAGTAGTGTAATTGTGTGTCTGAGAGCCATTCTAGTGCTTCCCAGTTTTTTGCATGAATCCATAGACCTTCTTTGTATAGATATTGTGGCGCAATTTCGTATGTGGGATTGTCATGTCCCAAAAAGAATTTGCCATTGACAATTCTAAAGTCTACTTCAGCATTCAATCCTTTGCTTAGTGCAAGGTCGATTTGATATGGTGCATTTTCGTTTGTCTTGTCAGAACCAAACATCAATCCTCTATGTGCAATCAGCTTCATATTTGTCACTCGGTATGCTAGGCCATCGAATCACTATCAATTCAACGTCAGTTAAAAATTCTACAGCAGAAACTTCGTTCTTCTCATACGTCCACATATCACCTTCTTTGAGATGTTTACCTGACGCAATAAGTTCTCCTCGGACAATGTAATTTAGTTCTGTTGTAACCTTATGAAAGTGTGGAAATGTCTCCTCACCCTTCTTATGTTTATGATGCCCAATCTCAAAGAATGGATTCTTAAACAAAGATGGATTGAAGTCACCAACAAACCATCCTTTTACATAATCATTTATGTTTGATACATTCATTCAAGTTCCTGAATTCTTAACTGGTGTCTACCACCATCGAATGTATGTTGAAATCCTAATCTAAGATACTCATGTAGATTTTCAGAATTTGCGTTCATTGCTGGAATAGCAAAGAAGTTTGCACAGTTATGACGCACAGCCATTTCCATTGCATTGTAATCATAGATTAGCGCAGAGCGAATGCCTTTGTATTTGTTAGCGCACATGTTAACGCCTTGTCCTGTTCTACAGAAACTAAACGCATAGTCACAGTCACCATCTTCAATGCCCTTAACAGCCTGACTGATAAAGTCTTTGTAATTGCAATCACGATTGACAACTGTACCATAGTCAATGTATTTTTTACCAAGTCCTTTTAACACAGACTTAAACAATTCTTTCGCTTCAAATCCAGAGTGGTCACAGCATAGTGCAAATGGCTTATCGCCAAAACGTTTGACAACATTCTTTTTATAGAAGTTAAACTCATCTGGTGTACCAAACACATGCATCTTGTCTACTGGATGTGTAATGATTTTGAGACCATCTTCAATCAGCAAATTATACAATGGTGCAATATAGAATTCATTGTTTGTACGAATGTCATCGGCAATCATCTTCTTTGCATACTTGCAGAAATCAGAACCACGTTTGAATCCGTAGATGCCAACACATGCATCGGAACTAATTGCTTTCTTCTCAGCAGTTTCAGTTACATAGTTCTCATCGTCACACTTAGCATAACTGTAGTTTGAACTATTCGATTTGAATGTCAACAAAACACCATCAGCTAAAAGACTGCCAACAATCTTAGGGTCAAACACTGGTCTAAACTCAATGTCTAGTGTGTGAATAACAAGCGGCGCATCATTGTCGATATATTCAGACGCATACAAGCAACTCTCAACTGAACCTCTAGTCAAGTGATCTAGCACAACAACTTTAATATCATCACCAAACTTCATGCGTAGAATTTCATCCATTCTGAAATTGTATACGTGTTCGTCACGAATGATAAAAATCAAATTACAGTCTGTCGTGTCTAAACAATCAAGTGATATGTCAATCAACTGCTTGTCTTTAATGTTAATCAATTGTTTAGGTACAGTAAAGCCTTCTTTCAGAAAGCGACTGCCTAAGCCTGCCATTGGCACCAATACATTTGTCTTCATACTTTACTTTTCAAATAATGTGTAGTTAGATTGTGCGAAAGTACCATACATTCGTGATCTAATCTTGTGTTTAATTTTCCGTACATAAAGCAAGCGGCATAGTAATCACCTGCACCCAATACGTTTGCACCTTTTATATATTTGTCTTCAGGTAGAGTGAAAGTTTTGCCTTTGTTATTATAACTTTTCATTGGAGAATGCGTAATGACTGTGCCTTTGAATTCTTCAACATCTCTCAATAAATGCTTGTCTTCTTCAGACACAAAGATATAATTCAAATACTTATACACATCTTTGTTTATCTCTCTACCAGAACAAATATCAGCAAAGACTAGCCCTGATACGTCTTTGACAAAACTTAAATCATCAATCTCATTGATATAAGCAATATGACTAATGACTGCTGGCGCTGGTTTAATCTTTACGTCAACACCATTCAATTTAGATTCGCTTGTTCTTTGGCTGTTCTCTTTATCGATTGTGATTGTCGATGTTCCGATATTAGATGGACAAACATAAATGTCTAACGTTGGGTCCATGTTTTTCAATGCACGCCACACATTCACAATGCCACCAACATCATGTGCTGATTTAGAATTTTCTTTTACTGTGTCAAGCACTAAGTGCCCATACAATGCTATATCATACATCAAAACTTTTCCTTTTCATCTAACGCATATACGTTATCTAAGTGTTCATCAAAATAATAATTAGGAAGCAATTCTCTTGATTGCAGTTCTTCAAATAAAGACATAACAACATTCTCGCCAGCACGTTGTGGCAACATTTCACACACATTTATCATGTCAACTGATGCGTCACTTGGACAAAATGCAAGTCCAACTGCGCTTGCAATTCGCACATCAAAGATATCATCACCAACATAAACAACTTCGTCAGGAATCACACTAAAGTCGCTACATATCTCATCTAAGAAATCTACTTTGTCAGAATGCTTTCCGTTGCTTCTATTTAGATAGAATGGCAAGTTTCGATTGTTTGCAATGTTTGCGTTGAAGCCATCACCAGAAAGAAAAGCAACTTCAATGCCTAACGCACGAAATCGCTTGATTGCAGTCCAGTCTTTATCGCAAAATGTTTTAAGTCTAACGGTGCCTTCTTTGTCGTAGTATTTTTTACCATCTGTCATCACACCATCAATGTCAAGAAGAATAAGTTTAATCATTTCAATTCGCCCAATACTCAGTATATGCTTTACCAATGTGATAGTGATATTCGTTCAATCCGTGTTTGGGCCATGACATGCTGACTTTAGGAAAAGGAACGAAAACTCTATCTCTAAGTTTATAATCTTTTTCAAGTGCTTCGTGTCTTCTTTCGCCACGGTCAACTAAAAACGTGAGTGGATCGTTTATATGTTCCCATATCGATGGATCAAATCTCGCATAGTAATACTGTCCGATATAAGTTTCTGCTCTTGTGTTATATGTATAATCTTGATTTGAGCCTCTTTCGATATCAAACGGAATATCAAACACTTTGACTACATCTTCCGTTCTACCCCAAAACACATGGTCTCTTGGATGATATGGAAACGCTTTGTACATTCCCATAACAAATACTTTGCCATCTTCTCGCTTATCGTTCTTCCAATACTCATACATCAACGGCATGTCTCTAATAAGTTGGTCTGTTCTCATCTTAATGCAATATTTACTTTGCACTAATGACAATCCGTTCTTTGATGTATTGATTTGAAGATTACGATTGCCTAGTCCTCTAGGCGAGACTAGTTCGTTGAATATGACATTTACGTCATCTGGTATGTGCGAGTTTTCGTATGTAGAAAGTATAATGTTTTCTACGAATGGAAGTTTTCTATATTCTGCAATGATTGTTTTAGTGAAGTCTGTGCATTCACCTTGCAATACAATGTCAAGTTTCATCCACGATTCGTTCATAGAATGATAAGACAGTTTCTGCATTCCACTTGTCGTAGAATTCATTTAGTGGTTCAGCGCCAGCGGCAATGATATCTTTGATTGGCGTTTTAGTCAAGTCGTTGAAGTCTCTACGCATATGCTTTAGAAAGCTAGAATCATTTACACCAAATGGCTTACGTGATGCTAATGCTCTGTCAAGTGAACTACTCACACCATAAACGCTTGATGTTGAATACCAATAAAGATTGATATCGTTACCATTCAACCAACGAATCAAATCTTCTTTATCTAAGAATTCTTGATTGACATTGATTTGTACATTTGGATTTGCAAGACTTCGACACTCATCGATTAATGATTCAGATAGTTTGCCTGAAGCATCAACAAACGCACCATTAGATACGTGTAGATTAAGAATAACATCTTCAGTAAATTGTTCGTTGATTAGTTTAATAATCGCAGGCATATTCTTTGTGACGTTACCAATACCACTTGTTCCAATTTTGATTGTCCCATTTGGTTTGCTATATTGAATGTCATCATAGTACATGACTGGAGGCAATCCAGCATACTCATGTTCTTCAACTTTCATCATTGGGTCAGTATACACATAAGAATCAACGCCAGTAAACTTATCTACGTGTTCGTGTCCGAACAAAACGATTTGTTTAATGCTTGTTTGATTTTTAATTGGGCGAGTGATACCATTGTTCAACCAACGCAACGTTACTGGATGATGATTGTAGATAACTGCATGTGGATTGTTTTGCTCTACCCAATCGTTAAATTGTCTTTCATCATTTGTCGGCAGAAACTCAAATTGATATTTCTTAGACGCTTTCAGAATGTCATAGAGTGATTCTGCATATTGATAGATGCCACATTCTTTTGTTGCACCTGTAACTAATTGCTACATCATTATCCAATGTATCGCTAAAATATGAATCAGCAAAGTATTCGCCTTCACCCATCAAACAGTCTTTTAGTTTGTGACTGAAACACATAAATGTTTTATTTGAATCGCCCATATTGAATTTAGTGTGTGCATATGTGAATGGACCACTATTCTTACCGACAATCAATTCTGCATGTTGACTGATATATGAAATCTTGTTTAGACTGCCAACAATCATAGGACCAAAGATAACATTAGTTGCATTTATGTCTCTATTCTTTGTGCCGCAGTATGTTACGTTAGGCAAATCAAAATCTAATTCGTCTGTAACTAAGAATTCACAATCGTTATGCTCTGTCGCAAGTTGATAAATGATATCTCTCATATCACCCATACTACTTTGTTCGCTTTGTTGTGGACTATTGCAGAATAAAAATAGTCGTTTGTTATCTACACGTTTCAGATATTCTTCACACTCAGATAAGTCATAGTGTTCCCATTTAATCTGAGGTAAGTAATCTTCAAACGATGGACCGATCTCAACGTTTAATTCTTTATAGATTTCACGCCATAGATTGTGCAACAACTTAAAGTTCGCATGATCTTTATCACCCATGTACTTTGGAATCAAACATCCAGCCCATGTATTGATATAGACTGTTTTGCCACCATCTGGCTCTGCTACTGCATCAACTAGAGTGAACATCCCTTTCCTAGGAATTTCATCTAACGTCAAGTGCTTAATCTTTAAGTCGCCAATGATATCTGGAAAGTTATTGTGTGCATAAGCAAATTCAACGTCAGGAAACATATTAACAATTTCTCTGACATATTCTTTGCCTATGAAGCAATCACCGTTTCTCCATTGATTGAAGAAAATTACTTTTGTTTTCATTTAGAGATAATCTTAAATTCAGGACAAGGAACGATGAATGCACCACCACTATTCAAAAAGTCTTGTTCACGCTTTTCAAATTCATCAATGAAGTGCCATGGTAGAACCAAAAGATAATCTGGCTTTGCTTTACGCATTTCATCTTCGCTGATAATTGGAATGTTTGTGCCAATAGTCTTCAAGCCAAACTTGTATGGGCTACGTTCTGCAATCGCAGTAATGTCTTTGCTATCTAATCCAAAGAATTGCAATAGCGTATTACCCTTAGTGCTTGCACCATAGCCATATACCGTCTTGCCTTGTGCGACTGCTTCTCTAACAAAAGAAACAACTTTAACTTTCAATGCATGTAAGTCTGCACCAAATGTTTCCCATGTTTCTGGATCAGAAATATCATTCTCTACTTTCTCATAGTACAAAATACTATTGATTCTGAAGTCGCACACATCACGCAATGGTGCTGTTGCAAAGCTAGAAACTTCTGCAACATCTTTTTGCAAATAAACCCTAAAGCTACCACCATTCGTGTCGTTCAAACTACAATCAACAATTCTGAATCCGTGTTGCGAAAACAAAGTCTGAATACTATTCAAGTCGTAGTAGTAAACGTGTTCATGGCAGATGTTATCAAACGCCATCTGTTTAATCATCAAAGGAGTATAACTCATTTGCAATACAAGAGTACCATCGTCATGCAATACGTTGTACAAGTCTTTTACAAATGGATGTGGATCATCTAAGTCATAGAACATCGCAATGCAACTAATAACTTTTGCTTTCTTATCGCCGTATCCAGTTTTCTTCCAAGCATCAAAACTGAAATAGTCTTGAACAACCTTCGTTGCAACTTTGGAACTTTCTGCAAGATACGTATCGTCTGCTGGATCAATACCAATCTTAATTAGATTGTCTGGAACGTTACGTAATAGAGTACCATCGTTACATGCAATGTCAAGCCAAATGTCATTGTTTTTTAATTTAACTCTTGAAGTTACTTCAGCAACAATGCCTTGCAACTCTTTAGTCATGCTTGCATTGATACCGCTACGATACCAATACTGTCCCCACATTGTATCTGCTGGCGCTAGTCCATGAAGTCTAACTGCACCTAGTTTATTATCTAAGTGCAAGTCTAAACTGTATTTCTTTCGGGCTTCGCTTTCATCTTTAATGAAATCACTTACGTAGTGGTCACCAATTTCAAGTACTCTCATATTTAATCCTCATGTGATTTTTCTTCAACTAGTGCAGAATTGCAAAGAATGTTTATTTCTTTTTTGATTCTGCTTCTTTCATCATTCGTTTTATATATCTTTCTTGCAACATCGATAAATGCTGATTCAAAAAAGTTAGTCTTCTCATAATGTCTAATGTCTTCCTCAAGAAACCACAAACGCAAATTAACTTCCATCAATTGCTGTTGTTGTTCTAGCACATCTTTTTGTATTTTAACATATTCAATCAGAGAAGTCAATGCATTGTGTTCATTTTGAACATTGACTAGTTTATCTTTGTCTTTAATCTGGGTGAGTTTAATTTTGAGTATGGTAATCTTGTCTACGAGTTCACCGACACTTACTGGTATATTAATCATCGTCTTAGAATATCCATCTCTGAACACTCTTCTCCATATTGAAGTTCAATCAATTTCAG